AGCACAGGCGGCCTAGTATTACCCGCCTGTGCTCCCCATCCTTTGCTCCCTATAAAAGGGAGCATTTCTCTCATTTGGTCATTTTACCAAATGCCAACTCTTCAAGGCACTTTCTGGTGTTTCACCCTCAACTTCTCTGGAGACGCTCCATCTCTCTCGTTCAACGAGAGAGTTCAATACGCATGCTGGCAACATGAGAGAGTGTCCCACGACCATCTCCAGGGTTATATTCAAATGAAGAAGAGGTCTACTCTGAAGATGATGAAGGAATTACTTCCAGGTGCACACCTGGAAGTATCCAAAGGAACACCAGAAGAAGCGTCGGATTACGCCATGAAAGAAGAAACAAGAGTTGCAGGTCCTTGGACTTACGGTGAGTTGTTGAAGAAAGGAAGTAACAAAAGAAAGCTACTAGATAGATATAAAGAAAACCCAGAAGATATGGAATTAGAAGATCCTGCTAAGGCGAGACGTTGTCGAGCTAAGATAGACAAAGAAAAATTTATTGCAGAGTTCAAGGTTGAAGACGATGAACAGGAATGGAAAAAAATATTAGAAAAAGAAATTGAAAAGATTGCTTCGCCTCGAAGTATTCTTTGGGTGTATGGCCCACAAGGTGGAGAAGGAAAGACGAGTAAAGCAAAAGAACTAATAACGCGTGGTTGGTTTTACACGCGCGGAGGAAAGAAAGATGACGTGGCTTATAGTTATGTGGAGGACCCCACAAGGCATGTGGTATTTGATATACCACGTGATATGCAAGAATATTGTAATTACAGCTTAATAGAGATGCTTAAGGATAGAATTATTATTAGTAACAAATATGAGCCAATTACAAATTGCCAAGTGTATAATATTCATGTAATTGTAATGGCTAACTTTTTACCTGATGTAACAAAAATATCTGAAGATAGAATAAAAATAATTTATTGTTGAAATTCGCGTAGCGGTATGTTTTAGGCCCATTAGGCCCAATAAGGCCCATTAAGAGGGAGCAGACCGTACAT